TCAGTGATACCACTAAATTCTATTGATTTAGCAACCAATAAAGGATTAGTCATATTTGCAGCTATACCATCATAAGGTAAACCATCACTGTTAATTGAAGCAGGTGGAATACCTTTAAAGGTCCCCTGCCAGAACGACAATATATATTTACTTGTATTGACAACTCCTGGAGACAAGGTGAACGCATATCCTTTTGAAAGGACTTCATTTGTACCATTCAATACCTGTGCACCATTTGCTATCAATCCTTCATCAAATGTATTAATTACAATCGTTCCACCTGCATACCCTCCACCCTTCGGTGAAAAGGTTAATGTCGCAGGAGTGGTCGTTGCAGCACGAGTATAAAATATTGTCGCTACTCCATCAACACCCAAATCCGGATTAAATAATGGATCAGCGAGCAACCACCAGTATCCACCCTTTACAAAAGAACGGAAGTCAGTGATATTATCAAATTTATAAACTGATTTTTTACCTTGAGTCCTGGTGCCAAGGATACCAGCTCCTCCACCATATGAACCACCACCAGCTCCAGGTTCCAATCCTGTATCAATTATCAATACATTACCTGTCGCACTTACTAATGGTGTGCTCTGATTGCCACCAGATATATCTGAATAAACTCCTGGAAGAACTACTTTCTGACCATTAAATACAAATGTTTGTGCCATTATGATAGATTATTCATAGCACCGATATCAATTTTTACGATTTTTCAAGGTTTAAATATACTAACTTTTCGCATTAAAAAAAAATTTAGATATCTTTTATTTCTAAATTCTGTTCTTTAGCGATTTTCAACCATTCTTCGACTGTCCGTTTCTTATCTGATAACATTCTATTAATATAGAATTCGACCCGTGGATTCGCTACATAAAGTCTACAAAACTCACGAGAGCCCAATCTAACTCTACCGTCGTCTTCAAAATTTCCACCGCCTATTGATGTCTCTTGCTTTTTCATAATAATTCCGTTATATATTATTAAATCCTAAGTCACAATCACCATATCCATATGAATATATAGCTCCATAGTGAATTCCGCTGTAAAATACTATCTCATTATAGAATGCAGTCCATACAAGATCAGGAACTGTCACCTCATTAATCATGTCAAAACTCAATGTGCGAGCAAACAAGTTAGGTATATTATCATCCTTAAGCATTAAATCCTGTGCACCGAACTTAGGATTTCTCAGTCCATTAAGTTCTAATGTAGGATGATTAGCAATCATAACACACTGTAAAGCATAAAATATAATTAATACTTCAAATTGATTATCTGACGTTATTATGATATTATACTTACTTCCAAATGTACGTGTACTGGTTTGTTCAAATTGTTCATTCTCATCATCCCATATAACACCACTATCATAATTAGGGTCAAATCCTATACCATCTCCGATTGGAGATTGGGCTGGAAGATTAATATGAATAGTCGGTATGCCGGCTCTCGTACGGTCAAAGAACGTACGTACCATAAGCATTCTTGGATCATCAGGATTCCTCAGAAGTATCTTCTGTGCTTGATGATAGAAATCATATCCATCTACAACGTTCCCATTAAATAACTGATAAATGAAAGTTTTTGTAGGGTCTGTTTCTGTATTGAAGTTGGCTTGAATTAATCCTAAAAATCCATCCAAAAGTTTCTTGAGCTTTATCTCTGGTAAAATCAGCATTTATTGTCCTCCTATGAATTCATCTGCAATTCCCCAAACAAACCTTTCAAGATCGGTTTCTAATTTCCCAGCTGCCGTATCTGCGAGGTGTCTGGCCTCTATACCTGTATTAATCCAACTATTCGGGTCACTCAGGTCACTAACTCGACGGAACGTTGTATATGATGAATGTGATGTCATATCACTTTTCACCATGCCTTCATACTTGGTGCTCTTACTGGTGTAAGTTTCTCGGAAATCACCCTTATAATCAGTTACTGCCTGACGAACAGTTGGAATCTGATACTGCTTAGGAATTCCAGACTTCACTAACTGAAACTCAGGATTTTCATTTATCCCCTGTCTCATGACATTATGAATAGCTGTAGGCATCACTTCCATAAAAGCAGATGATTCTCCTAATGCGGCAGGATTAGCATATCTGAAAGGGATAGTTAAATACCATCCTTCGCCAGACTTCTTCATGTGCTTCTTAGATGATTTACTGAACCCATCCTTCATATCAAATGGGTCAGAGCCTAACTCTATCATATTAGGAAGTTGACCAACTAATCCAACCTCAGACTCCTTGAGAGAATTCTTCTTTTTATAAATACCTTCAATATATATGTTCCTCGTTGAATGTAATTCTATCTTAGCTTCCTCAATTAGCAATCTTTCAAATTCATTAGTGATACCATCCAATACCTCTCCTATCAACTGGCTTGACTCTTGCTGACTCAATCCCAATTCCTTTGACATCACTGTAACATCTATATTGAAAGGTTCCATCTATGTATTCAATATTAAGTTATTTCCGACAAAGTTCAAAGCATCCAGTACATAGTGACTGCGTCTCGCTACTGCATTGACAGGGAATAATTCAGTCACCTTAACACCACTTTCCTGTGTTATTGGACTATTCCTTACATCATGAACGACGTCTATAATGTGATACTGGAGATTATGTTTGTAACGTATTGAAATTGTAATGTCATTAGGATACAAGGAAGTAAACAAAATTTTATTCCCAATAATTGTATAATCCGTATTAAGTAAAAGTCTCTTTAGGGCTGTATTCTCATTTATGAAGATGAACATATCTATTATGTTAATGATAGGATATATCGTGTAACAGTACGACTGTCCATTGTAATTCTTCATAAATACAGTCTCACTTTGAGTTGCCAAGCTATCAAGGACTGTAATCCTGTCCATGAAACAAAGATAATCACGTACCAATGCTGTAACAGAAACAGTTCCTATATTTTCTTTAGACCATTCACGATACTTTGTATTTGCATTAAGGGACATGAGCAACATCTTAGTTTGATAGGCTCCCAAAAATACGAACCCTGTACCCAAACAGTTCTGACACGTTGCAAGCTGTGGTGACGAAATTCCTCTACAGGGACAGAGCACATTACTTTCAATAGTTACATTATATCCCTTTTCCCAGACCGCAGAACCAAAACCATGTCTATCAAATTCAACACGTGGTTGAAATACATTACTAATAGAAGCTTCTTGTGTAATTACTTTGCTCATTGATTATAATGATAGCATTGTTATTCCTTTATACTTACTCCTCAGAATTTTGGTTTGTTCATCAATATCCTTTTGGTACTGTTTAATCCTATTTTGAAATGCTGACCCTGATGAAATCGAAGCTGACTGGCTAAGTCCGTCAATACCCAATGACTGAGATGAGATTCCAGGATTAAGTATCAAATCACCAGCTATGGCAAATACATCCACTGCAGCCATTTTACCGATAAGGTCAAGAAGGTCATACGGAAGTTTACTGTATCCTGTACAGTAAGTGAACTGCCAATAATTAGGAAGAATCGAGTATCCCAGGATTCCAAGATATGGAACTATACCATTATAGACCAGCGAACCTGATTGAGCAGCACCCTGATTTGGAACCAAGTACAATTGACGATAGAATGTTTCTCCGTCACCACTTGCCCTTATACTCAACCATTCCACCGGATAATCAATTTGCTTTATCGTGCCTACATACCCATCCAGCTTAAAACATTGTACTATTGGATATGATGACCGCACATAGCCGAAAGCCTCAAAGTCATCACGATAAAATGATATAGATTCCTGTATTATCTGTGGTGTCAACTTAATAGCAAACATCGCTTCTATCTTCTTTTGAGCTGAAGAGATGATTGTATCATAAGTAGAATCACTAATAGTCGTCCCGTCCTTAGCAGTTAAATGAATCCCGTAAAAATATAAATCACGCAATTCACTTGGACTCAACGCTAACCAGTCTGTTGTCCCTCTTTTATATTTCGAAGCCAAAGTTAGTGTCGCCATTTAAACTACTTTATCAAATTTAAAATTATTGTAGAACAAATTTCAGTCAATTTTAACAACGTATTGAGTATTACTCTCTGATTTTAATGCCCAGAAATCTCCTTGAATAGAATCCAATAGGTTATTTCAGTTTTGAAGCAAGTAAGATTATTATCTCGCCTTTACTCGAAGGTATCTCAAATTCAGGAATACCTGCTTCCACCGCCAGTTCCTTGAGTTGTGGTAGATTATACTTTTTAAGTTGATTGATATATTCATTATTAGAAGTGATATTCGGAACACCTAATTCTACATCAGGATATTTCCCATCATTAACTTCAGGAGCAACGTAATATTTCACACGACTATCTTCCTTTACAATACGATGACCAATGGCATCAGGAACTTCAGCAACACCTTCAGAATTAAAGGATACTACAGAACCGAAATAATTATATTGACGGTTCGAACGAGATTCAATGGTTTTTATCAACATACGATTTTTATTTAATGGTTATTAATACAGCTATAAATATACTCAATATAATAAGAACTAAAATCATTTTTTTTTACTTTAAATAAGCAAACCCTCTGCATGAGGGTTTGCTTGAGATAATGAATTATCTAACCTTAATTCATAAGGTTCACCAAATTAGGGAGTCGGTGAAACAAGAATACTTCCGATGTTTATAATACGGGTCA